CACTTGGTAAAGTATCATTAAAAGAATCATACGTTTGTCTATCAATAATATTTTCAGCTAATAATTTTTCCGAAAGTTGTCTCAATGAGGTTTGTGTTTTTCTAAAGTTTGAAATCTCACCCGTTTTTGTAAAAGACTCAACTGCTTCATTTTGATATTGTTGAAAACTTTTTCTTAAATAATTACTAACACCTTTTGAAGTGAATGCTTTAGAAATAGCATAAGGTCCAACTAGTAAAGTAGCTATACCCAATCCAAAATTACCAGTTCCAAGAAAAACTGCACCTGCTCCTGTTGCTAATGCTCCCGGTTGTGCTAGTGTAATAGCCACTCCACCAGGTAAGTTACCTGCTTCAGCAATTTTTCCATAAGCTAGTTTTAAAGCGTTTACATTGTCTCTTATAATTTTTCTTTCGCCTGCATCAAATAGTTCGTCAAACGCCCCTCGATGTTTAACTAATAAATCTTCCATTTTGTTAGGATTGATTTGGGTGCCTAAATTACCTTTATTAATTCTAGATAAATCAAGAATATCGCCAAATAGTTTAGATTTTAAACCTGTCTTAAATTTCTCTATTGTTCTTTGGTTAATTGTTCCTGCTTCTTTACCTGCTTTCAAATGTTTAAATACGTCTTTAATAAGTTGCGGATGTTTTACATTTAGAATGTCATTTACTACTTGAGAGCCTGGGCCGTTTAGAAATCCATCTTTGCTTACTTCTAATTTTTTAACAATCTGTTGAATGACATTAGCGTTGAAAAAACCTTTACCCTCTGAAAAAATTTCATCAGTGATTTTTAAATCATCTAATAACTTTTGACCTTGCACCGAACTTTTTAAAAACTTATCTTGCTTAATAGCGTCCTTTGTCATTTTCATTAAATCAGCAGCTACTCTTTTGTAAGCATTTTTATTACCCGCAGTTAAGGCAGGGAACACATCATCATTTAAACCTTGTTTAAAATCTAACATTTCTTTAAAAGTAAGTTTTTCATTTTTATTTAAAAAAGCAATGTTTTCTTTTATTTTAGCTTTTGCACCAGAAGCGTTAGCATAATAAGCTGAGTTAGTATCTAAATAATCTTCTAAAGATTGTCTTAACTTTGTGGTATCAATTTGTTTGACATTACCTAAATCAAAATTAGTTTTTTTAATAGTCGCAGCCCCTATAAGAGCTTGTTCATCAATTGGCACTGAAACATCTGATTTTGTAATTTTAAGAAGATCATCGTAAGCAGTACCTAACTTTCCATACCTTGTGCCAATCAGCCTGTTAAAAGCCTCTTCTCTTTTTGCCATAGCATTGATAAATATTTCACCAACATCATCGCCCCCTTGTAATATACCTGGTTCAACTTTTTGACGACCTGCTAAAGCAATCAAACTTTGGTTAAAATCATCAACTAAAGAATTAGCCACTACTTTGGTGCCTTGTTTAGCAGTTACCAAACTTCCACCACCAAATAAAGAAGCTTCAGACAAATTTTCTAAAATATTTATAACACGATTCTCATATTTAACACCTGGTGTTATTTCTGCTTTTTCAGCAGCGACTACTAATTCATCACCGTATTTTGCTACGGCATCTGCTCTGTTATCTAAAGCCTCTTTTCGAATCAACTGTATTTTTTGATCTAAAACTTTTTCACCTTTTACAAAATTTTGTCTGGCGTGTTTTATTATAGCATCCGCTGTTTTTGGATATTGTTCTAATATCTCTTTTCTACCTTGTGGAGTAAAAGATTTTTCAGCAATTAGTCTCATCTCTGCATCATCTAAGGCCACTTGTGCTCTTAGAGCAGGTTTAAATACTTTACCAAGTGCATTAAAAGCTTTAATACCTACCGGAGCACCTATTCCCTCACCAATAGCATTGACTGTTCCCGCTCGTACGGCAGTTTTAAAAGCGTGATCCGTTGGGTCAAAAGTTTCTGATGCTAAAGAACCTGCAAAACCACCACCGAAAGAACCCGCTGAACTTTTTCCTAAAGCCATTAAAAAGGGTCTAGATAACATAGCAACTCTTGCCGCTAATAAAGGTAAACCAAGTCCCCCTGTCGCAACAGAACCTGCAATACCGCCACCTATCTCAAGAGCAATTCTTCCCCAACTTGGACTTTGTAAAAACTCGTCCGTATTTTTTTCGACTTGTGTGCCTTTGTATTCTGGAGATGCAATGAATTCTTTAATTTGTTTTAATTCATCGGGGGTTGCTTCGTCACCAGCTACTTTAAATCTTCCATGCCCTTTTACATAAATTTCACCCATAGCTACATATCCTCTGGATCATAAGTTTTTATACCATCAGCCCTAGCCTTATCTTCTTCTGAAGTTTTAGCATAACCTGGAACATACTTTTCTAACCTGCTTCTTTTTACACCAAACCTCCTTTCAAGTTCCTCTGAAAAACTTGTTTGAGCTCTTTCTGGCACACTTAAAAGCTTTCCTTTAAATAAACCGTTTAAAATATTTTTTTCTCTATAAATAAAATTAATTATATCTTGTTCATCTGAAAGAGGATTAGCTGCTAACTGATCTTGTAGCCTTTTTAATTCTGATTCAGATACCGCAGCACCCGAAGTAGCTTTAATAATAGCGTTTCTTAATGCAGCTATTGTTGCTTTGTTATTAACAGCTTCATCACTTCTTGAGAATTGATCAAGTGGTCCAATGCCAGGTATGTCACCTCCCCCATATCGCTCAATCATAGATTCAACTTGATTTATTGTGTTCATTAAAGTCATATCACTATCACTTATAGTTTTTCCAAAAAATTTCTGTCTAATATCTTGGCCTTTTTGTAAGATTTTTGGTGCTTCTGCAAGTGTTTTATTTAAAGAGCCGTCGTCATTTTTAGTAACTCGAACTTGAACAAAACCTGTGTCTAATGGGTCAACTTGTCCTTCTTTTAAAACACCTTCTTTTAATGCTTCTTCTAAAGACATCTGTATTAAGCTACCTCTAGCAGCAGCGTCAGCTTCCTCTTTACCAAGTTTTCTAGCCTCTAAATCTAATTCACCAATCTTAGATATTGTTTCTGGTAAAGAAGCCATACCTAAACCTAGTGCTCTTAGTGTGCCTGATACTTTACTTTCACCAGCACGTTGGTCACCTGTCAATAAAGCTGCCGCTATTGGAGCTAAATAACTTACCATCTTTTGGTTTCTTGTGAGCCCTCCGGGAGTATCTTGTAAACCAAACATACTAGTTACACCAGTGGCAAAATCTTTATCTTCGGTTTTTGCGGGTGTTTCTACCGGTGTTTCTACTTTTGATGTTGTGCTTTTTCGACCTAATTTTTCATCAACTTCTTCATCAGATATTGTAAGACTAGGATCAGCAATACCACCACTTTGGAAACCTTGTGGCTTTTGTACCTCAAGATACTTTTGCCTAAACATTTTTCTATTTAATACTTTATCCATATTAATTACCCCTAGGTTGAGCCCCTAAGTAAGCTGTGTAAGCAGATAGCCCTGTGCCGAGAGCCTGTGACAATGGATTAGGTTGTGGTGCTTGTGGTGCTTGTACCACTGTGCTTTGAGTAGTTGGTAGTGCAGTCATAATACCTTTTTCAAATTCTGCTCTAGCAAAAGGATCTGCAATTTGTAACTCTCTAGTTTTTCTATCTGCATCTAGTTGAGCTTGAGCAATACCTCGTTGGGTTTGTCCTAACTGAGCTAAATTAGTAGTGTCTTGGCCTGCCATACGTTGTTGCTGTGCTGCAAGACTGGCTAATTGTTGAGCAGTGTAACCTTGTGTTTGAGCTGCAAGTTGTTGTTGGTTTTGAGCTGCTTGAAGGGCTTGTCCATAATTCTCTTGTTGTGCTTGACCTACTGCTTCTAGTTGTCGTCTACCTAATTCTGCTCTTTGCACACCTTCACGACCACCACCAAATGCACCAGACTTAATAGCGTCTGCTGATATTTGATTTTGTTGTATATTAGCTTGTCTAGTAATTTCATCAATGACAAATTGATTCATTGGATTTAAAAACTGCGATACATTAGGAGCAGCTAACGCTGTTTGCGATGCAGCTTGCGATGCAGCAATCGCTTGATTGGCAGTATCTTGACCAACCCCTAATTGACTAATACCTCTATCAAAAGCAAGTTGTTCTAAAGTTCCGGGTGTTGCTACTTGAAATGCAGGTATATCTCTTGGTCTTTGAGCTAATGCAGTTGCACGGTCAAATAAAGCAAGTTTTCTTGCTTCAATTTCTGGAGCCTCACGAGCAAATGTAGTTGTAGTATCAGGTGTTGTGCCACCTCCACCTCCACCACCGAAGTATTGTGTTAAACCAGTTTCATCGTTAACAGTACCACACCCACCATGAGCAATAAGTAACTTTCTTTCGTACTCATTGATATGTGCTAAATGCACATCACCATTTTTACCGTGATTTGTAATATCAGAATAGAGCTCTTTGAATAACTCTATTTTTTCTTCTATACTAAGTTTTCTAATGTCTGCTCTCATAAGTCTTTCTCTAATTGTACATGCGATTTTTGATAACCCTTTGGTTTCATAACTTTCTCCCACCCTGGTCTTGCAAATAACTCCATTTTTTTACAACCCTTAGTCTTAGCCCATATTTCTAAATCAGCTACATGGTGATGCCACCTACTCATATGTTTGCCAGTCACGATTCGTGCGTCACAAACTTTATAATTAGGGTAGCTTCTAAGTTCAGTTACAACAGTTGCAAGAACTTCATCGGTTTCATCAACGACTAACCAAAGTTGCATGGCTCCTTGTTTGCACAAGTCTTTGATATCTTCAGCATCAAAAGCACCATTTGTCTCACAAGCAAGTTGAACTAAATCTCTTGCTAAAGACCAAACATTTTCTACTTCAAACTTTTTAAATTTAATAAATTTAGTTCGCATTCACTAGATCGTGTATTCGTTTCATTTGATCTTGTTGGTTGTAGAAGAATGTAGCTCCCTTTTTACGCATTTCTTTAAAGTCGCTAGGATTTGCACCTGCCATGATGCCTGCTCCAAGAACAGCATCTGCACGAGACACAAACTCACCGTCGGCAAGTTGTGCTAACATGGTATCTTCATCTTTATCACCATTGCCAGAGCCGTCTTCAACATAACCTTGGGCTCTAACATAATTATTAATATCTTTTTCATCGTGGTCAATCTTGCTTGGTAAATAATTTACACCACCTTGAGCATAGGTTGGCATAGCATTTACGATGCCCCCTTTATTGTAAGTAAATTGACCCATAGGATTAGCTCCATATTGAATAAGACTTGAAGGTTCAGTTCTTTGTACTTGACCCATTGAGTAATCTTGAGGTTTTAAATTCTCTCTTGCAAGAGCAGCTTCATAATCACCTTGAGAAAAAGTAGGTTTTGGTTGCTCTGGGTCAGGTAAAGAACCAATACCCGCAGTTGTACCAATTGTTGAACTTAAAGCAACATTAGTTCCTACATCTTGAAAACCTTTTGCTAAGGCACCTGTCAGACTTCCTTCAACTGCTGCTTTCCCACCTTGAGCAGCTAAGGTCTTACCTAATTGACCTAAGCCAAAAGAAGTACCACCTCCAATAACTCCAGAAAGTAATGCGTTACGAGTTGATGCCCCTGAAGCTTTAGCGGCAAGAAAACTAATTCCACCTGCTAATAGTGCTAATGGTAATGTTGGCATTAAAGTCTCTCCTAATATATATATATTATTAAGTTTACCTTGATTTATCTGGTGTATCAACACCACTAGGCTTCATTTCATCCCATAAACGCCCTGTATATTGGAATTCACCCACATGCGTAATGTAATCCATAATATAACAATAACATTTGCCACCTATGTTTCTCCACAGACGACAAAAAGCAAAGTCTTCACCGAGAAAACGTTTGTTCTCTTGATCGTAATAAGTGTCAAAAAAGTTATACAGATAGGGTTTTTTCTGTAGTTTGCCATCAATTAAACTCTCTTGATGTATCTCCATATCTGGATACGCTTCAATTAAAGTATCAAACACTTCCCGTTTAATTAGCATACACCCAGTAGGTGCATGAGTGACTTCAATAACCCCATCTCCTTCTATCTCAATAGCTTCATTGTCTTCTAATCGCAAGGGGTAAGTATTGCAATTGACATGTGCTTCGTGAGCCGTGGTCACTTCACCGTGTAGTATCTTCTGAATGAGTCGGTCAAACTTAATATCTTTTAAGGGGTAGGGTACAGAAATGACGTCCTTGTCAGCCTCAAGCATACTCCATATGCTGTCCGAGGAAAACGCTATATCTGAATCAATAAAAAGCATATGTGACATTTCGCTTTTTAAAAAAGAGGCAGTACATAAGTTTCTGCCCTGTGTTACCAATGATGATTTTATCATTTCAAAAACAACTTTAACACCTTTTTTCATACATTCTTTTTGAAACTCTAATAAGCTTTGCGTGTAATGAATAGAGACATCTGAGTGTACGGGTGTAGCTACATAGATACCAAGTTCTCGTTCTTGGTTGAGCCACAACGGTTTACTTGGATCTGGCATGTAAAGCTCCTTCTAAAAATCTAGTCCATTCAATCGACTTCTTATCCCAACTATAATAACGTTTAGTGTAGTCTTGTTGTACCAAAAGATGCTCATAGATAGCATCCTCATGTAAATGTTGCATACCAGCTTTAATCGCATAAGCAAAGTTTTCTGCTAGTTTCTTATAGTTATCAGTGTAATTAACATAGATAGGAAATTCAGCACAAGTCTCATACAAAGCACCGTAGTTGGTGGTGACACAGTATAATCCAGCCGCCATAGCTTCAAGGGCCGAGATACACGAGGTCTCTTCCCAAATACTAGGATAAGCAAACATGTGATAGTCTTTCATCTTATTTAAAATAAAATCGTTAGACTGATAACCAATATAGTTAACATTAGGTAACGTTCTTGCTTGATCAAATAATTTTTCCCAGTCTGCATTATTACTTTTAGCAAACTCTTCACCATACACCTCACAACTACTGTAGACATCTAATATTATATTCTCATCTTGCAAATGTTGCATCGCTAATAACAACACGTTCAAACCACGCCAAGGGGTTGGCTGAAAGACTAAACGAAGCGTATCACCTTGCTTGTAAGGTTTTCTTTCTGGAAAATGCGTAATACCATTTTTAATCACATGACACTTTTCTGTTGGCACATCATACAGCATACGAAACTTCTCATAGTTCCAATGCGAGTTAAAGACATACCAATCATATAAACGATGATTACTTTTATCAGCAAAGAAAGGTTTGATATTAGGTTGGTCGTAGCTGTTCTTTTGCCATAAGATGTTGATCTTGTTTTCATCAATCGGTACTTTGCCCGGTATAGAAGTGCAAATTTGAAAGTGGCTAAGTAGGTACTCGTCTACCCTTGCCTTAAGAAACTCATATTGTAATTCTGTGCCACCCTTAGGCTCACTCATTCGTCTCCCCAAAGAGATCAAGTTTAGGAACAATAATGGTTACATCACGTTGAATATCTTCTTCTGTGGTAGAAGTACCGGCATCTGCTACATCTGCTTGGGCCTCTTCTTCAGAAGCATACTCTAAGCCTGACTTTTTATTAGTAATCTTGGTTTGTGATTCGCAATCAATAGTAATCGTCATGGCTGTATTCTAACCATTTTCTTGTGATCTGTCTAATTGAGCATAGGAGATGACACCTGATATCTTAGCTGCGGTTTCTGCAGTCATTTTAAGAATATCACCTTCTTCTAATACAAGCGTATTCGTTATAATATCAGCAGTGCTAACGGCAGCAATGTCTTGGTTGCCAAAGGTGTGTGTGGCTGACGCAGAGGTATCGGTTAGCTTTGTGGTTAAAGTGACTGCACTACTATGTATATTAACGGCCTGTATTTGTTTAATTAACAATCTTGCATCACTGGGTGCAGTTAATACAGAAGTCTCATCGGTATTAGCTAAAGTAAACCCTTGATTTTTGTATTGTATTGTCATGAGATAAACCAGTTAAAAGTGTCTTGTTCGTTTTTAAAATCTGTTTGAAACGAAAAATTAAGTTGATTCTTTAAAGTGTTTAAAGCTTCTAATATCTGTCTTTGATTAGATTGATCATAATCAGGTTTAGGTTCTGGAATAGTAACAATTATTTTAGCCACGTTTTACTCCTCTTTGTTTACGAATAGCTTCTTTACCTTTTTTGGCTATATTAGCTACTTGTGTTTTACCCATAACTTTAGCTCGTTGTTCCATGACTGTCAAAATCTGTATTTTTCGAGCGTAAGGTTTATTAATCTTTTTTACTTTAGCCACGGTAGCTCGTGCATCTGCAGGCGTTGCAAACTTTATTCTTACTGTATCTTTAGGATTCTCGTCTGTGTATAGTCTACGATCACTACCTTTTGGTTTTTTACCAGTGCCTTTCTTAGGGTCTCTTTTTTTTACTGCCATTATCTTCTACCATCTGGTTGCACGTCTGCTCTAAACGATCCAAATCGCCAGTTCTCATCAGTCGCTGTATTTTGTATTTTCAATGAAGCAAAACGACCTCTTGCTCTAGTATCTATTTTTTTAGTTGATGAGGTTACGGTAAACGGTCCTAGTGATGAACTAGCTTCTGTTTCAGCAGGAAAGTCTTTAAGCTGTATAGTAACTGTCGCATTACCACTAAGTATCTTAAAGTCTGGTAAGAAACGTCTAATTTTAATAAAGGTCTCACCTTGAGCACCATCAGAGTCCAAAGTAAAATCACCTGACTCAATAAAAGCATCGATGCTTGCAGTGGCATTACCGTTTTGATCTGATTGATTGACCCCTTTTTCATGTTCATACAAAGTGGTAGCCCCTAATGCTGAAGTGGCTCCTTGTATAGTTGGAAAAGTAGGCGTGCCAGCAGTAGCAAATTCTGATGCTATTGGGCTATCAAATAAATATTGGTCAATGTAAGTGGTTCTTGCTAATGAACTGGTAGTCCATGCACCCTCTCGATAATTTAAAGTTACGCATCGATCAATATTGGTAGAACCTGCCTTAGCATAAAACCAGTTTATTTCAGTAAATAAAGAATTGTAATTAGCATAAACTAATTCACCAGCATCATAATTTAAACCTAAATCATCACTATCTACATTAGTAAATACAAAGTCTTCTACTGAACAAGGTAATCGTTTGACCGTACCATCATAAACAAAGAAACCACCAGATTCGCCCATCCAATAGACCGCACCGTCTACATAGACTGCTGCATGTTGTCCAATCAAACCACAGTTAGATCCGACTTGTTGAATGTTAAAAGTAAAAGGTGGTCCGACAAACTGCATCGTATAAGCAGAAGTATCTGTTAATATAAGAATATAATCTTTTGCTCGTAAAGCTCCAACAATAGCATTGCCAGAGTCTAATCTAAATGTGCCAGCTGTGTTAGTAGAGACAGGTGTATAATCAGTTCTGTCCTCTTGATCACTAAAACGAATAAACATTTTGTCTTGTGTACTTGCTGTGCCTACAGTAGTTTCTGTGCCTAAATGTATTAAATGTCTATCTCGACCTGATACTAATGACATAACACTTTTGGTTGGATTCGTAGTAGATACAGTAGCTCGTGTAGTAACACCACTGGTTGGATTCCATTCAAAAGTCTTACCATCTTTTAGAGTCGCTACTAAAACTGTACCAAAATTATCTAAAGCCCAGTTAGCTGGTGCAATTGTCACATCAGTAGTTGCTGCTGCATTACCCCATGCAACAAAATTAGTAGCGTCTGTCACCACTGCTTCGTCATCATGAGCAGCACGAGTAGAGCCTAAAGCTGCCCTAGTAATACCTGTTAGGTCATTACTAGAAATGCCAGTATAAGTAATTAATTCTGAGCCCACTAAAATGTGTCCAGATGTGCTAAAGCCAGAGGTAGAAGTAAGCGTTACCGATGTACCAGAACCACCTGTGCCTGCGGTGTTGTCACCCAAAGCACCGTTCAAATCATTTTTAGTTAAAGAAAGTGTTTCACCACCCCATTGAGCCACACCCCAACCATAACCCGGCGTCGCTACTGCTGGTCCAGGTTTTATGAATGGGTTTATATTACAACCTGTTGCACCTGTTACACCAGCTCCAGATTCCACTTTACCCATGGTTACCGTAAAAGTATCAGTGGCTGTGGTCACAACTTGAAAAGCATCGGTGGTAAAATCAGTGGCAACAAAACCAGTGCCGCTACCGGGAATAGTCATATTACTAAAAGTAAACAGATCACCCGCAGCCAAACCATGTGCTGTTTTATTAACAGTAAGTGTGGCAGAACCATTAGTTGTGGTGTAAGTGCAAGAAGTAAGAGCTGTGTTCAGTGGAGTAATATCATAATACGCACCACCATAATAAATAATAACGCATTTATTAGTTGCAATTGCTAAATACTTGTTACCATCTAAATCGGCCCAGTTATGTAAATCTCTTGCTACCCCTGCTATTGTATTTGCAGTAAGCTTTTGCCAACCACCTATTTTTTCTGGTTCGCCATAACGAAAACGCACAAAATCACCATCGGTCCATGTATATTCAGCAGATGATTGCGTCATCTGTTTATTAAAGCCTGGTTTAAATGGTACTTTAACTAATGGCATTATCGGTATCCTCTTATAATTTTTCTTGATGGAACAATTTTATTATTAACTAAACTTGATGTAATTTCATTTATTCGTCTGCCCATAAACATAATTGTATAGACTGGTTGTTCTGCTTTAATCATATGATATTTGTCGTGACTTAATCGATTAAACCATTTTTTATCATTTATTTGTATTAAACTTTTAGCTGGGTCAAATACAGTTTCTTGGTATTTACCCCACAATAAAAAAGATATAAAAGAACCCTCATGGTTATGAGCGATTTGTTTGATTGGATATATTTTAGATATTAATACAGTAAAGAAAGGTGTCCATACACCCCATCTTTTTAACATCGGGTTACCTGTTCTGGTTATTACATGAGTAGAACCAATACCAGATCCCTTATAAATCTTTAGCAAGAACTTTATCATATCCGCCACTTCCGTCTGATTTAGGTACCATTACATATTCTTTTATATTTTCTTTATTAACTTCTTGAGCCACACGATTACCATTGTTATCAAATTTAGGCACGACAATTTCAGTATCCGCTAAGTTAGACAATTCATCAGCAAAGTCAGCACTGTATTCAGTGTATAAATTATCCCCTACCCCATACACCATAACTCTATCTATATGAGCAAACAGTTCAAC